GCGCGATTAGTTGCAATAATGATAAAGCCCTTGGATGCATTATTGCTGAAGCTTACCAAAAAGTAGGTAAGGATGGTGTCGTACTTATGGAGGAAGGTGACACCGATGAAACGCATGTGGAGTTAGTTGACGGAGTACAGGTAGACTGTGGGCTTACGTCCCCGCACTTCGTCACTAACACTGATAAACATCTAGCTGAGCTAGACAACCCTTACGTTCTAGTAGTATCAAGCGAGATACCTAATGTTCGCAAGATACAGTCAATACTAGAGCATGTTATAAAGAAGGGCCGTGCTTTACTTATTGTAGCTCCAGTAGCTCAATCAGTTAAGGCTGCCCTTATGATGAACAAGGTTAAAGGTAACATAAAGATTAATATAATCGATTTGCCTGGCTTTGGTCCTACTAAGAAAGACGCTACAGAAGATCTAGCTATATTAACGGGTGCGACAGTAATCAACGAAGAGCTAGGTGATGATCTAGATCTTATAAGCACTGATTACCTAGGCGAAGCTGAGTACGCTATAACTAACGACAGGAATACTGTTATAACATTAGACGGCGTAACAGAAGATATAGAAGAGAGGATAGCTGAGGTATCTAAGAAGGCTGCAGACGAGAAAAATGGCTTTATTAAAAAGAAGCTTGAGTCTAGACTGGCTATGCTATCAGGATCTGTAGGTATTGTTAAGGTAGGCGCAGGCTCTAAGGTAGAGCTTAAGGAAAAGAAAGACAGGGCTGAAGATGCTATATATGCAACTAAGGCAGCTTTGAAAGAAGGTATAGTCCCAGGTGGTGGTTCTGCTTTATGGTGGGCATCCCAAAAAATTTCTCCCGACTCCGTCGGTGAAGAGGTACTACTTGAGGCTATTAAAGCTCCAATGGCTACTATACTAGATAACGCCGGTCTTACCGGTATTAAATGCGAAGGTAAAGACTACTGTGGTATTGATGTTATATCCGGCGAATGCACAGACATGCTGAAAGCTGGTATAGTAGATCCAGTACTTGTAACTAAGTCTGCTCTGAAAAACGCTGTGTCAGTAGTATCAACTATTATATCCGCAGATTGTGTAATATCAAACGCTAGAGCAGATGAGAGCAATCAATGATTATATAGTAGTAGACGTAGAGAAAGTAGGTCCTAAGAAAGTTGGCGGCCTACTTCTTACGGAAGAACTAGACGAAACAAATAGGTATGTTAAAGCTACAATTATCTCTACAGGTAATCTAGTGGAAGGCCTAAAAGACAAAGACATTATATATTACGACAAACACGCTGGGCATGGTATAACCTGGGCAGATACAATGTACCATGTGATCCGAGCAAGAGATGTAGTGTTAGTGGAGTAACTACTTCGCTAAACGTGTGATATATATATTAGACCTAAACCTTAAATCATAAACCTTACACGATAAACATTAAACAATTAATAACAAAAAATTATGACAAAAGAAAACTTTCTATATTTCGCTGAGGCGGATGTAGCAACAACAGGAGAAGCACTATGCGCTCCAGCGTCATCATTCTTAGGTTTAGATCCAATCAGCGCTACAACAACTAGGTTGTCATTCAAGGCGCAAAGTGGAGCAGCTGTAGATGATGATGTACTAATTACTCATGCTAATATCTCTGCTGATGCGTCGATTCACAGAAAAGTGGCAGCTTGGGCTGCAAGAGCACTATCTAATCCAGCTGGAAAGTACATTGATATGGCAGACCTAGAATTAACATTATACAACGAAGGCGTAAACGCTACCGTTGCTAACGGTGGATTATTAATGTCAACAGTAGCTGTAACTAAAGCTTAATCTTAAAAACTTACAAAAATGCAAGAAACATATTTATGGTTTGCAGAGGCTGCAGTTGAAAGTACTGGAACCGCTGCTTTATACCCAGCGTCAAGCTTTGTTGCTATGACACCTAACTTAGGCGAGACCGCTGCCTTGACAAAAGTGGTTTTAGTATTTCGATCTAGAAATGGAGCTGCAACTGTAGACACAGTAGAGCTTACATGTACCTCTGGAAAGCAAAAAGAAGTAATGGCTGGTGTAGTCAATGCTCTTAACGCTGGGCCAGGATTTGTAAATGTAGCGGATTCTTTAGAAGGAAAGTTTATTGACCATGTAACTGCTTGTGCAGGAGTAACAACTGAAGCGTAATATTTAATATAAGAAATAATGAAAAAACTAAATCAAAATTACGTATACTTCGGAAGGGCTTCTAAGCAAACTTTCACAGCCGCTGCTGCTGACGATCAAGATCACCAGTTGACAGCTGCTGAGTTTGGTAACGTAACGCAACTGGCGCAGGACGGTACAAACATTAAAGTTACTGTAAAGTCTCACGATGGTGGTGGCACAAGAGGTGCTTCTTCAGGTTCTGTAGATGCAGTTACAGGAATCGCGTTTGCTTCTCAAACAAACACAGCTACTGGTGAAACTACACTTATTCCAGATGCAGCTGTAGACGTACACGCGTCAAACGGCACAGTGGTTTTAGGTAGTAATACTGACGATGGAAACACAGGTTATGCGGTAGATGAAGATGATATTGTAACTGTCGAGCTTGAGTACACTGGAGTAGAAGGCGATTCTATATGCTATCCAATGGCTAACTACCTAGGAGCAGATCCTATATCTGAAACTAGAACAGCTTTATACTTTAAGTCTATTATCGGTGATGCTGATACAGATGAGATCAAGCTATTCCATACTACTGGTAAGTACAAAGACGTTTGCAAGATGATGGCTCAATTGAGCAACGCAACTCCATACTCAAAGATGGTTACTGTTGCTGATCCATTAAACAGCGTTTTTTATGACGCCAGTCTTGGAATAACAGACGTACACATTAATCAAGACTTGAGCTAATCAATGAGATTAACAGCGCAGGATCTGCGTGATATGAACATCCTTAAGTACTACAGGCTCACAAGAAAGTGGGCCTGTAAGACTTATGGGTTAACTGATGCTGATCTAGAGTTACTTATATATCTAGATCATAAGGGTAGATTTACCCGAAACGAATTTATCGAGGGTGCTTACACATATTCTTGGGATAAGAAAAGGTGGGAGAAACTACGATCAGCTGGCTGGATAGAGGTTTGGCGACATAGAAACAGAACTAGCATTAAGTACTCTGTATTCAAGACGTCGTTTAAATGCTCGCAGCTAGTGACACGAATATATCGCATATTGCTTGGCGAAGAAGATCTACCGACCTCTGAACGCAGTGTGTTTTTTAATAACAAGTCGTATACAGATAAGGTCTATAACAAGTCCATAGATGATATGATACGAGACAAAGATAGATAGCATGGCATTTAAAATGAAGGGTAAAAGCCCTATGACGAAAGCTCTTGTAGGCAAACAAGAGAACTTACCGGATCATATTAAGCAAGAGATACTAGATGCACCAGAAACTCCTATGAAAAGTAAAGAAGATAGGATTAGAGGTAAAAAAGGCGGTACAGTTAAAAACGTTACAGAACGCTTAAACGAAGGTAATATAAAAGGTGCGAGGTTAGCAAGAAAGCGAAATGTAGCTTCTAGCAAAGGCAAAAAAGCAAAGGCTGATAGACTACAAAGAAAAGTAGACTCTCAAGACTCAAAGTTTTTTAAAGATTAAGCTTAACGTAGCAAAGCAAAATAATGGCTTATAAACTAGGTAGAGAAAAAAGACGGATTAGGAACTCTAAAGAAACACCTATATTTAGAAAAAATCTAGATAAAGGTATACTTGGAGAAGCTAATATGGATGGTAGTATCTACGTAGACAAAGATGTACCTAAAGGTAGCGCGCTAGAAAAAAAGGTTATACGTCATGAAAGCGTTCACGCTAAGGAAATGAAGCAAGGTAAAATTGCTTATGGTGATGACTATGTAAGAGATGGTAATAAGACTTACCATAGAAAAGACGGTAAAATAAAGTACAATGGCAAGTGGCACGAAGAAGGAAGCAATGTATTTCCTTGGGAGAAGAGAGCTAAAAAAGCAGAGTAATGAAAAAGATTAAAGATACAGGCCTAGGTAAATGGCTTAAAAATAAAGCGCCAAACGTTCTTGACGTAGTAGGAGACTTTCTACCAGACTCAGGAGCTCTTGGCGTAGTAAAAAACCTTATTGATAAAGATCCAGATGTAGACACAGAGTCAGGTATGGCTGCTGTAGATGCTGAGGTTCAGTTTCAAAATAACGTAAGCGAAAGGTGGAAAGCTGATATGGGTAGCGATGTAAAGCTAGCTAAGATGATTAGACCACTAACACTTATATGTTTAATGGGTATGTTCATGCTAACAATGGTTTTTGATAGCGTAGATACATTGCCTTTCAATGTTAAAGATTCATATGTAGATTTGCTACAGATACTTATGTTAACCGCGTTTGGTGCATACTTTGCTGGTAGATCTATAGAAAAAGTAAAAAAATAAAATGGGAATTAATTCAACAGCTACAGCTTATAACTTTGGGCAACTAGGTAGCGGTCACTTAAAAAGTCTAACCGAGCTTTTTGCTCCAACAGGAAAAGTAATTGTAGCTATAACAACACTAGAGGCTGTTAAATTTGCTAAGCTAATTGCTGATGCTTCGTACATAGCTAATGGAAGCGCAACAGTAGATGATGGCGTGTCTTTCATAGGAACTGGAACGCAGTTTTTAGCAAACGGAGAAGACAATGACGGTGATGCTGTAGTTTCAGCCCCAATCGCTGCCACAGTAGAGTTTCCAGCAGGTTTAACTATATACGGTAGGTGGACAAGTGTTCAGTTAACAGACTTTGACGCCTCTGGAACAGATGCGTATGGTGATGGTATAATCATATACTACGGTCACTAATGGCTTTAGGTAACGCTAATAGCTCTGCTCAATCTAGAGGTAAGAATAAACCTATACTAGTAAAGCGCAGGAAAGAAGTTGTAACTGCAAAAAACTACACTCGAATAGCTGCTTCTACTACACAGCGTTCTTCGGCTTGTGCGCTTGATACAAGAAGCGCTTGCACCGAGTCTTACTACCACGACGGTAGCGGACCGTTACCACAGGTTGGAGACAAGGTATATTCTAAAAAAAGAGCTGGTGAACAGTTTATACTACGAGCTGGTCACTATAAAACAACAAACCTTGTATTGTTTCAAAGTTTTGAAATGAATAGAAGTGGTGTAGTTGCGGCTGTAACGCCGTGTAAATCATAAAACAATTTTAATTTAATACAATACAATTATGGGTAAAAAGAAAGAAAAGGTCGTAGACCTAAAACCAGAGAAGATCTCTGAAGAAAACTTAAAAGAATTACAAAACGTAGTTTCAGCTATCAATAAACTACAGTTTGACATTGGGCAAATGGAAGTGCAGAAACACAATGCTCTTCATGCTTTATTCCAAGGCAATGACAAGCTAAACAGTTTACAAGATAATCTTAAAGATACTTATGGCACTAATGATATCAACATACAAAATGGTATCATAAACTACAAAGAAGATGAGCCATCTAATTCGTAAGATAACTATAGGTAAAGACTACAAGAATGACTCTATGCACTACGCTGTAGGACAAGAAGTGTATGGCGGTCATACTATTTGTGATATACTAGAAGAAAAAGATAAGTACTCTATTTATATTCGCAAAGAGAAAGCAGTTATACCTTGGAAAGATTTTAACAAGAACATGGCTATATCAGTTGAGTATAACCTAGAATACTAATGAAGTCGGTTTACAACTACGTTGTAGAACCATTAGGAGAAAGGTACAACAACATAAAAAAGGTTGGAGACAAAGAGCTAATACTAAACACCGAGGTATTTAACCACCAGCATGTAAACAGAGAAGCTATAGTTTTATCTGTACCTAAGGTCGGTGAATCAGAGGTTCAACCTGGAGATATAGTAACATTACATCACAACGTCTTTAGAAGATGGCATGATGTAAAAGGCAAAGAAAGAAATAGCAGGTCATTCCTTGAAGAAGGTAAATACCTGGTAACGCAAGACCAAATATACCTAGATAAAAGAGATGGTGATTGGGTTTGTCCTAAGGGTTATTGCTTCGTGCAGCCTATTAAGGACAAAAGCCAGTTAAGCGTTGAAACTGAAAAACCACTAGTTGGTATTGTTAGATACTCCGACGGAACTGTAACTGTAGGCGATCTAGTTGGGTTTGACCCAATTAGCAAATTTGAGTTTGTGGTAGACGGTAAAAGGATGTATAGGGCGTTATCTAAATTTATTACAATTAAATATGAATATCAAGGAGACGAAGAAGAATATAATCCAAGCTGGGCACAGAGCAGTTGAGGAATTAATCAAAGTAGCTAAAGAAGCTATTGTTGATTCAGATGATGATATATCAGCTGATAGACTCAAGAATGCCGCTGCCACAAAAAAGCTTGCGATCTTCGACGCTTTTGAAATATTAAACAGAATCCAAGAAGAAGAAAATCTACTTGAAGGTCGAGAGACTGTAAAAGAAGAAAAGGTTTTCAAGGGTTTTGCTGAAGGAAGATCTAAGTAATGTACGAACAGACATTATATAAAGTAATAGAGCCTATAAAGAAAACCACACTTACTAGATTAAACAGAAGTAAGAAGTGGAAGTATGGTTACGATAAAGATCACGATATAGTGGTCTTGTCTAGAACCGGTGTTATAGGTGAAATATATGATATACAAGGTTTTAAAATAGCTTTGCCTAAAGCTCCAACTAACTTCAAATCTAAAACTGATAAGTGGAGCAAGGAAGAGCCGCCTAAAGAGTTGGCACGCATAAAGACTATATTTGACTGGAGAAACTACCCAGAAGAACAAAAAGCAAAGTGGCATGACTACATAGACGAAGAGTTTAGACGTAGAGAAGAAGGTCATTGGTTTATGAATAAAGGTAAGCCAACTTACTTGACTGGTAGCCACTACATGTATTTGCAATGGAGCAAGATTGACGTTGGTGCACCAGACTTTAGAGAGGCCAATCGGCTGTTCTTTATATTCTGGGAAGCCTGCAAAGCTGATAAAAGATGCTATGGAATGTGCTACCTTAAGAACCGTCGTTCAGGGTTTTCTTTTATGAGTTCAGCAGAAACAGTTAACTTAGCCACTATATCAAGTGATAGTAGATATGGGATCTTGTCTAAGTCTGGTGCCGATGCGAAAAAAATGTTTACTGACAAAGTGGTACCTATATCAATTAATTACCCCTTCTTCTTTAAACCTATACAGGATGGTATGGATCGTCCAAAGTCTGAGTTAGCGTATAGAGTTCCTGCTAGTAAATTCACTCGTAAAAAAATAGAGGTTAACGAACAACTAGAGGAGATAGTGGGTCTTGATACAACCATAGACTGGAAGAACACAGGTGACAACAGCTACGACGGTGAAAAGCTAAGTCTGCTAGTGCACGATGAAAGTGGTAAGTGGGAGAGACCTGATAACATATTGAACAACTGGCGAGTAACAAAGACTTGCCTAAGACTTGGAAGTAGAATCGTAGGCAAATGCCTCATGGGATCTACTTCAAACGCATTAGATAAAGGAGGTAGTAACTTTAAAAAATTATATAATGACTCAGATGTATCAAAGCGAAATCGTAATGGACAAACAAAGTCTGGGCTTTATTCTCTCTTTATCCCTATGGAATGGAACTATGAAGGATTTATTGACGAGTACGGACTTCCAGTGTTTGATAATCCAAGTGATGGAGAACGACTGGGACCAGACGGTGAACTAATAGATGTTGGAGTAGTAGACTCGTGGGAGAATGAAGCTGAAGGATTAAAAGATGATCAAGATGCTTTGAACGAATTTTACCGTCAGTTTCCTAGAACTACGGAACATGCTTTTAGAGATGAGAGCAAAAACAGTATCTTTAACCTAATGAAGATATATGAGCAAATAGACTACAATGAAGGTAGTAGGCACAACGCTCACACTACTACTGGTAGTTTTAGTTGGGTTAACGGGATAAAAGATTCTAAGGTAATATTTCACCCAGATCCAGGCGGAAGATTTAAAGTAAGCTGGGTTCCACCAGCAAACTTACAAAATAAACAAATAATTAAAAATGGCATTAAGTTTCCAGGTAATGAGCATGTTGGAGCATTTGGATGTGATAGCTACGACATTAGTGGTACTGTCGATGGTCGCGGCTCGAAAGGCGCTTTACACGGATTAACAAAATTCTCTATGGAAGACGCGCCATCAAGCACGTTCTTTTTAGAGTATATAGCAAGACCACAAACTGCGGAGATGTTTTTTGAAGATGTGCTAATGGCGTTAGTATTTTACGGAATGCCATTACTAGCAGAGAACAACAAGCCAAGATTACTGTACTATCTACGCCGAAGAGGCTACAGAGGTTACAGTATGAACAGACCAGACAAGATCTGGAAAAAACTATCTGTTGCTGAAAAAGAAATAGGTGGCATACCTAACTCAAGTGAGGATATCAAGCAAGCGCATGCGTCTGCTATAGAAATGTATATACAAGGACATGTAGGTCATCTAGGTGAAGGCAACTACGGAACAGTGTATTTTAACGAGTTGTTAAATGACTGGGCTAAGTTTGATATAAATAAACGAACAAAGCATGATGCTTCGATTAGTTCAGGCTTAGCTATTATGGCTTGTAACAGACACTTGTATGCCCCAAACGCAAAAGTACAAAGAGCACCAATGGATTTGAATATAGCAAAATACGATAATAAAGGGTTTAACTCCCAGATAATTAAATAAGCATGGCTGAGTCAGTATATGTAAATTTTCCTTCTCAAGCGGTTTCTGACCTAGAGAAAATGAGTCCAGAGTATGGGCTTAAAGTAGCTCACGCTATTGAGCAAGAGTGGTTTAAAGACTCTCATAACAATAGATACAATACAACCCAAAATAAATTTCATCAACTTAGGCTGTACGCTCGTGGTGAGCAGTCGATACAAAAGTACAAAGATGAATTATCTATTAATGGTGATTTATCTTATTTAAATTTAGATTGGAAGCCAGTACCCATTATACCTAAGTTTGTAGATATCGTTGTAAACGGAATGTCTGAAAGGATGTTTAACGTTAAGGCTTATTCTCAAGATCAATATGGAGTAAGCAAAAGAACTGACTACATGGAGTCCATGCTTAGGGACATGGAGAGCAAACAGTTTAATGATAAAGCTGCCGAGTTATTTAGTGCTGACTTATATGAAACTGATCAAGCTAAACTACCAGACACTAAGGAAGAGCTAGAGTTGCATATGCAGTTAAATTATAAGCAGGCTGTAGAAATAGCAGAAGAGCAGGCTATTGGTGTTTTACTAGAAGGTAATAAATATGATTTAACTAGGCGTAGATTATTGTACGACCTAACAGTATTAGGCATAGGTTGTGTAAAAACAAACTTTAACTTAAGCGAAGGCGCTACAGTTGAATACGTTGATCCAGCGAATATTGTATACTCTTACACTGACTCACCTTATTTTGAAGATATATACTATATAGGCGAAGTTAAAACTATACCTATTAACGAACTTGCAAGAGAGTTTGATCATCTTACGCAAAGTGATATAGAAGAAATATACAACAATACTAGCAAAAGAAATTCAAGAGGTAGACGTATACAAGGTATGGACAAAAACAAAGTGCAGGTAGTGTACTTTAACTACAGGACCTATACTAATGACGTCTATAAAATTAAAGAAACCGGAACTGGCGGTATGAAGGCTATAGAAAAGCCTGATACATTTAATCCTCCAAAAGATAAAGAAGGTGGATACGAAAGGTTGCAGCGGTCTGTAGAGTGCATATTTGAAGGCGCAATGGTTATTGGCACGGATAAACTTTTAAAGTGGAATAAAGCTGAAAACATGATGCGCAGTAAATCTGACTTTAACAAAGTTAAGATGAATTACTCTATTGTAGCGCCACGCATGTACGAGGGTCGTATTGAGTCTTTAGTTAGTAGAATCACTGGGTTTGCTGACACTATTCAGTTAACGCATTTAAAGTTGCAGCAAGTTATGTCGCGCATGGTTCCTGATGGAGTATACCTTGACGCTGATGGGCTTGCTGAAGTTGATTTAGGTAACGGAACTAATTACAATCCCCAAGAAGCGCTTAACATGTTCTTCCAAACTGGTAGTGTAATTGGTAGAAGTTTTACATCTGACGGAGATCAGAACCCAGGTAAAATACCTATTCAACAAATATCTAACGGCGCTGGACAAAATAAAATTGGTAGCTTAATACAGACTTATAATTACTACTTACAAATGATTCGTGATGTAACGGGTCTTAACGAAGCTAGAGATGCCAGTGTACCAGATCCTAATTCTTTAGTTGGAGTTCAAAAACTAGCTGCAGCTAACTCTAACGTAGCTACAAGACATATACTACTTGGATCAATGTTTTTAACGGCTGAAGTAGCAGAAGCTTTATCGTTACGCATATCTGATATACTTGAATATTCTCCAACAGCAGATGCGTTTGTGCAGAGCATAGGATCACACAACGTGGCTACGTTAAAAGAAATGTCAGAACTTCATCTGTATGATTTTGGTATATTTTTAGAGCTTGAGCCTGACGAAGAAGAAAAGCAGTTATTAGAAAATAACATACAAACGGCTTTGTCTCAAAAACTTATTGATCTTGACGATGCTATAGATATTCGTGAAGTAAGAAATTTAAAGCTAGCAAATCAGTTGCTAAAAATTAAACGCAGGAAAAAACAAGAAAGAGATCAAAGACTACAGCAAGAAAACATGCAAGCCCAGGCAGAAGCGAATTCGCAAGCTCAACAAGCCGCTGCTAACACTGAGATACAAAAAAATAAGGCAAAAACTGAAGCGGAAATCCAACTAGAATCTGTTAGGGCTGAAGCTAAAATGAGGCACTTGCAAGAAGAGGTTAGATTAAAGAAAGAGCTAATGACCTACGAGTTTGAGCTCAATCAACAGGTTCAACAGCAACAACGTAAACAATCGCAAGATCTTGAAGGTATTAAAGAAGCTGGCAAAGATAGGCGAGAAAACATGAAGCAAACGAGTAAAAAGTTTGAGTCTTCAGGTAATGATATACTTGGAGGCGGAATGGGTTTAGATAAGTTAAGCCCACAAATTGGTAATTAATTATATAATATATTATGGAAGAAGTAAAAAATGAAGAGGTAACCGAAGAGGTTATCCAAGAAGAGCCTCAGGTAGAGGCTGTAGAAGAACAGGCACCAGAGCTT